GCGTCGAACGTGAGCTGAGTCAGGGTGTTGAGGGTCAGCGCGAGACGGTAGTTCAGCTCGTTGCTAAGGTTCTGGAGCAGGCCGGGATCGTCGATTGCAACGTCCAGAGAGAGGTCAGAGCAGTTGATGAAGTCGGCGTACTGACCCATCGTGGCTACGATCTTCGTGCTGGACTCGCTGATCGGAGAACCGACTGTGCCTTCGCTCTGCTGGTTCGTGTTTGCGGACAGGAGGGCGTAGGTGTAGAATTGGATGTTGTTGCCGGACCGGAGCGGAAGGGGCTTCTGCTTGGTGAGGCTCAAAAATGGGGTCTGAGCTTTCAAGTTCGGAATGCTTTGTTTCTCGTAATAAGTCGCGAGAAGGTTGGGCAAATTGCCGTTTGCTACGAGTTCAGATGCGGGAGAGTAACTCATTTGGAGGTACCTTTGATACTGCTAGATATTTCTTCTAGCGCTGACCGCGGGGTCGTAACGCCTGGCGTTCCCGCCGGATTGCGGCGAGGAGCTGCTCGGGTGTCATGTTATCCGGGTCTTCGGCGGAGGACAGCGGAGTAGGCATCGGAGAGGCAGGTTGCGCCTCCGAACTGCGTATTCCTAAGCTCGCCCTCGGGCGCGTTTCTGTGCGAACAATCCGTTCATCAGGGCGCGGCTGCGCGGCGGCCGGTGTTACTGGCGCCACAGGAGTTGGTACTGGAGTAGGCTTTGGACGGGCAACAAGCAAGCCGCTTGTATTCAGGTCGTTGAAGGCTTCTTCCAGATTCGGAACCGACCAGTAGCCACTGTCGAGCAGGGTGTGGTAAAACTCGTCGATAAGTGCTTCGCGAGTCTCGCCTGTTGCTCGGGTGGGTATGGTCTTTCCTAGCTTGTACTTCCCAAGATACTCAACAAGGGAAGAGAAATTTTCGTATGCGCCGTCGGGGAAGAACTCGGTGTTCCGCTGCAAGAATTGTTTATTGACCTGCTCCGCGGTAAGTTCCTGCTTGGCTTCCGAGCCGTCGCGTGCCTGTCGAGAAAGGTCGGACAGTTGCTGCGAGGTCATCCCCGTCTTCTTCTGCAACCACTTCTCTAGCGCGGCATCGGGGTTGGTGGCCAGCTCCATCTTGATCTCTGTGATCTCGTCGGCGGTAAGCTGTCGGGATGCCGGCTGTGCTGGCTTGGGTGCCTGTTCTTGCGCGACTGGTCCGAGCTTGACCTGACGGTTCAGGTCGCGAATCTTGCGGGTAGCGTTGGCCTGCGCCTTGAAGGAGGCAACCAGCAGCTCGTTCTTGTTCAGTCCGTAGAAGTTCTGGACTCCGCCAGATCCTGTATCGAGCGCGGCACACCACTTCTTGCCCTTCTTCTCGATCGTGAGCGTTCCTCCGCCGTCCAGTTCAATAACTTCGGGGCCGGCGGGCTCCTCTTCGACGGGTTCCACGACCGGGACCGGCGCGGGGATGTTGGTGACTGTCTCCGGAACCAGCACGGCAGCCTCGTCATGCTCTATTTCCGCGAGGTCGTCCATCAAGGACGATCCGTTTGTGTCGCTGTACGGCTGCGAGAACTCGTCGTCAAGCCAAGGGTCTTTTTCAACTACGGGGGCTACTATTTCTACTGGCATCTCATTCTCCTGCCTTAATCCGAAGGCGACGGATGGGTTTGTCCATTATCTGGACTTTTGCACGGTAACACGATGCGTGTTAGGGTGCGGGTGCTACGTTTTACTACGATTGTATTCCTGCTGCTCGCTTCAGCGCGGCGGGCGACTTATGAGACGCTTCTACTGCCGCGTTGATGTCTTGCTTGAAGTAACTGACTAATTGATTTGCCGCGCTGACTGCCGCGTGCGCCGCAACTACATCAGGGTCTCCGGGGGCCATGCTAATCAGAGAGACATTGGCCTTGTCCACGTACGCTTGCAGGGTCTCAAGAAGAATATCAAATCCCCGTGTATTCACGATGGACTGGAGTTCTCTTCCTTTTTCCCACAAGTCGAGTTCCGCTCGGTCGTCTTCGTTGAGTTGATCGCCGAGGGTATCCTCGATTTCTGCTGTTAGATTATCTGCGGACGGTATCATCGCTGTCCCCTCTTAGCTAAAATGAGCCCAGGCCATTCGGATCTGGTGCTCCGGTTAGGGCTTCGGGTTCGACCGACTTCTTGATCTCCTCGCGGAGAACGTCGCGGCCGGCGCGCGCTTCGTTGGCCTGGTCAAGCAACTGCTGCTCCTGCTCGAACTTCTGCTGTTGCAAAGATTGCGCCCCCTGTATCTTAGCGGCGGCGGGACCGTTCTGCATTTGCTGCCAACGAGCGGTATCCCCGGGAGTCATATCTACGATCACGTCGTTGAAGCTCTTAAGATCCGCGGCCTCAAACTGAAGTCTAATCAACTCGGCAATGTCCACCTTCTTGCTTTGTAGAGCAAGTTGGTTTTCTGTCTGTTGGTTGGTTACGAACTGTACGACCAGAGGAAGTGCCTGCGCCATGTTGCGCCGTGTCTGCATCTTCGCACCCGCGAGCACCGAGAACTTGACTCGGGCATTGAGCAGGTCTATAATGTCGCCGCCGTTCTTCAGATAGTCGTGCTGCAACTCGTCGCTGAGGATGTACTTGAGTTGGGACACAGGCAACATCGCCTTGTCCATCTCGTACATCTCATACAGCCACGGCACGATTACTTGAGTAGACAGCTTGCCCACGAAGAACGCGGGCCTACTGCCAGCACCAGCCGAAAGAGCCTGAGCACCCGCAGAGGAGCGCGCCATGTTGGAATGACCACTGGCTCCCGCAATCCCCTGCGTTGCTGTCTCGTTCGCCCCAGATACCTGCTCGGCTCGCGCCTGAGACATCTGAAGATGCTCGCCTGCTTCCGGTACAGCCGGCTGCCGATCGAGTGGGAAGAAACCTTTTGGGTCGTCCACTTCGATGATCTTTCCCGGCGATACCCGGATGTTCTGCGTCGGTATGCTCTTTCCTCGGACTCGGACGTAAACCCCGTTGAGGTTGAGCGATGCCTGGTCCAGCCAGATATTGGTGATGCCCTGCTGTAGACGCTGCTCGGCACCTATGGTCCGGGCTACTCCCATTCCCCAAAAGGCTTCGGGTACGTCCCACCAGTTGATACTGAAGAACGGAATCTTGCCGTAGGGGTTCAGGTCGTTACACAAAACCAGTTTCTTCTGCAACACGCAGGTATAGGTCTCGTTGTCCCATCGCTCCAAGACCTCTAGTGGGTCTTCCAAAGGATTGATGGATGTGTCGTCCCAGCGCGCCGCGGCTCTTGCGTCGAGCAGGGGGTTCTTGGTTCCCTCTTCTTGTACGGCGGCGTCCGGCTCCTCTACAGGAGGCAGGAATAGTTCGAGCAGCTTGGACTCGCTTGGGATATTGAAGCCGGGGCGATCGCGAAGTTTATTCAGATCTTTCCACGTCATGTACAGACGGTGGATGACGTACTTGGCTTTGCGGATGTCGGGTACGTTCAGGCCGGGGTCAACCAGTACCTGCCGCAGATTGACGATGTGCTCAAAGGTGGGGCGATCGACAACCTCTTCCGTGACCTCCTCGTCCAAGTCATCGTCGGTAAGCGGGGGGATGCTGAGACCGGGGATGCTGGAATCCAGAGGAACAGGGGGGTTCTTGGTCTTGAATATCTTGCGAGTCTTGGTGAACTTCTCCCACCCCCACTTCCAGATTCCCGTTCCGAATGTAACGGCATTGGTGACGCCGAGGGTAACCTCCGGCTCGAAGTCGATGTCTTCAAGCTGGTACCCGAGCAGAGCCTGGATCGCGCGCGCCGCTTCGCCAGTAGTGCCCGGCCGCTCCTGCACTAGGAACGGGGGTGTGTCGAAGAACAGTCCGGTCGTAATCTGCGGAACCAGCGAGTTGACCGCCGTCGCTACCGTAAAGAACGGAACACTTGCCGCGGGCACGTTGGTACCCTGCCAGTAGCGCGGGGACTCTGGTGACTGGTAGAGCAGAGACGCACCGTTCCAGTTGAGAATCCACGCCTTGCTCTGCGCGAAGTTCTCAGCCTTTATCGCGTCTGCGACGCAAAGTCGTAGCGCCGGATCGTCGGAGTACAACCCGTCGTTGCGGATTGCTTCCTTCGCTTCCGCTGCCTCGATGGGAGCCGTGTTGTCGTTTACCTGTGGTTCGAGAATCATTGCCTAGCCTCGGTTGTGAGTGAGAATACGGAGGCTAGTTGGTGCAGTCTTCCTCGACGTTGGGGGTGACATCGCCGGACTTGAAGTCCACGCCGTTAGGATTCTTCACCGAAGTTCCCTCTTCGGAGGTAGATCGGCCAACCTTGAAGTCTCCGCCACGCGCGAGCGTCGGAGATGTGGGTGCCTTGACTAACTGGTTCGCGCCTTCAGCAAGACCCTGCTTCGGCGTTTCGACCTTGAAATCCGAGGACTTCACCTTGCCTGGAAACTCAAGGTTCTCCGGAAGTGATACGAGCTTATTCTGTTTGGACATTGTGTGTTCCTCGAATGAAATTTGTACTACTTTTTCTTGCAGGCCGGAGCCCTGTTCAAATTAATTGAATCTTGAATCCCCTAGGCAAAAAGGTGCGAAATGTGTCACTTTTAGGATATGAATGTCAGAAAAGTGCTACATTTATCACTCGTCCATTATCTGGACGACTTCTTCTGCTTTCCGCAGAGACAGCAACGGCCGTTGGAGAGAAGTGTATAGCACCCGCAATGCCGCCCTTTTTTACAATCTAGTTTAGCCATAAAGCCCCGTTCCTAAAATGTTTGGCATCCCGCCGGGTGCCTCGGCCTGCATCTCGTCGTCGTGCAAATCTTCCTCGTCGTGGTCAGTGGGCATCGGGACGCCCATACCTTCTCGTCCAAAAGCATCGCACCCCTCAACGAATAGGATGTTCCAGGCTGCCTGCTCTTTCGAGGTCTTGGCCTCTTGTGGATTCTCCACCATCTGCTGTGTCGCGCGTGGCGCGTACCGAGGTTGGTGTGAGACCACGTCGGGGATGTCGTCGTGATGGTGCGAGGTCAGGCACTTCTCAAACTCGCTGTACAGCACGTCCATTCCGACTACGCCCATGCAGTGGCTGGCAAATTTCAGCCGGCCATCCAGAATCCACGGGTACAACGCGGCCATCCGGACTTTCTTGGCGTCCTTCTGGTTGTCCACCGGGAACCAGTCAATGTGCGAGCAGACAGCAACAATGTCCGGCTGGTTGGTTCGTGCCGCCTCAATCTCGATAGGGAGGGTGAGGAAGTCCGCGCCGGAGGATTTCTCTACCCCAACGATAAAGGGCTTGAACTCCACCGCTAGGTCAACAACGGCCCTGGCCAAGGTTGCGTGGTTGAACCGGCCGCGGACAATCTTCTGGACGTAGCCTACGGTCGCCATCCGGCCTGTCTCCAGACCCTTCTCGTCCAGTTCCTTCTCTTCCCGCCACATTATCGAGCAGCCGGTTGAGTAGTCGCGCTTCTTCTGCGAGGAGTACGCGAAGTCCCAGACCTGGGACACCGGACCCGACGGGGGCATAGCTTTATAGTTGACCGTCGCCTTCAACATCAAAAGCCGATCGAAGGTTACGGACGACGCCGACCGCGGGTTCTGGTTGAGCTGTCCCTCGAAGATCTTCTCGTTGCGGGAAAACTCTTGCATCAGCCACTTGAAGGGCATGATGTTAGGGATAAGCAGGATGCAGTTCTCTTCGCCGGCTTGCTGATAGGTGACTGGTTTGTCTGCCTTAGCAAGCGCGATTGCCACTTCTGGCTTGATTTGAACTGCGCGGCCTATGAGGATGTTGGTACCGGACGACTTGTTTTCCGTCAGCACCCATCCGCGACCCTCGGTGACTACTATGTCCCCGACATTGTTTTCGAGGAGAACCCCGTAGTGGTCTTCATCGGCGTAGCGCGTGCCGATGTAGTCGATGTAGTGGCCGCCGGCTATCAGCAGCTTCTCGGCCAAGAACAGCTTATTGGAGATGGAGGCACACTGCTCCGAGGTCTCCGTATTCTTGTCCGTGACGCCATCGTCGGCCTTGATAAGCTCGTAGTGTTTACCGGACTTCGTTGCGCCCACCGAAGAGGCGAGAAGGGTGGGCACCGCGCGCTTGATCTTCTTGGCGGCGAATACAGGGCATATGAACTCCTGCGCCGCGCCTAAATCTTTTTCAAGGATGCAAAATTCAGGGAAGAACAAATTCATCAACGTCGGCTGCTGCTCGTTGATGAGGAAGTGACCTTTTACTTCTGTAACGAACCCAACAGCGAGCGAATCCTCGCCCGTCAGTATCAGGATTCGGATGTGAGGGAAGTTCAAGATCCACTGCGAGACATCGTAGCCATCGCAGGTTGATTTCATTCCCCCACGGGGCCACAGCAGAACGCGCTTCTTTATTTCGCTCTGCTCAAGAATTGGCTTCGAGTCGTCCTTCTTGACAAACAACTCGCACATCATTCGATACTGCTCTGGCTCTTTGAGGAACCAGTTCTCGCCGACGGGACGCCCGTCGCAGTATGGAGAAGAGTCCCAGCCAAAATACGCGCACAGCCAATACAAGTCAGACTTTGTTCGGCGCCGGACTTCCAAACCCAATTTGGAATGTGGAATCCGGTCGATGCCGAGCTGCATCTCGTTAATCAGGTTCTGACGGTTCGAGTCCAAATACTCATACAAGACTTCGTCGGGTATGCGATCGGCCGATCCGTGAAGCTCGCAGAGTTGAGGGAAGTCGAGGGGCAAGATTTACCTGTGTCCATTTAACGGACTACTTTTTCCATCCGGCCATGTTTTGAGCAAAGCGAGCCATCGCCGCGACGTGCTTATTGTCGCTGCGCGTGGCTTCCTCCACTTTCTCTTTGGGGATCTCGGTTCCCTCGGGAACATGGAGGGCGCGGTGCAAGCCGCCTTTGTTTAGGCCGCTCAAAGCCCTGTGAAGCGAATGATTTTTCATCTCTGCCATTACTGGCCTCCTGCTCCAAGGTGAATCGGCGTTGCCTTCTGTGCGGGCGGCGCCTGCTGCTTCTGACCCAGGTTGATCTGCTGAATCTTGCCGACGGCCGCTTCGTGCGGATTAGAACTGTCTGGGTTACCCTTGAATCCGCTCTGTGCCGCAGCGAGCGCACGGTGCAGGGATACCGGACTTGGGGTGGTGGGCGCAGTATACGAAGCCGGTGCCTGCTTCTGGCCGAGATCTACTTTTTGTACAAGGGCCATTACATACCTCCTGCGGGAGGAGGCGGAGTGCCCGCGCCCGGAGGCGGTGCGCCTGCACCAGGAGCACCTTGCGCACCCTGGTCAGCGACTTCGGGGGCCGGGCCGGTCTCGGGAGTCTCTCCCTCGTTCGGGGTACCCATTGTCTGCAACACGTGGGCCGCGAGCTCGTCATCGCCAGCAGTGTGGTGCATCTCGGGCGGGTGGTGCTCGGAGTGGACGTGATGGTGGGTTATGACGTGGCCGCCGCCGTGGGTCTTGTGGACCTCGATGTGGTGGACTTCCTTCTTCGGGGCTTCACCGTGAGAGCCTCCGCCAAGAACGGACTTGGAACGAGATTCTTTTGCCATTGTTTTCCTCTTGTCCAGTTAATGGACGGATTTGTAGTGCTCGCAGACACCTGTCTACCGATTCAAAGTCAATCCAATCCCAATTATGTGCGCCGATCGCCGCCCAGAACTTCCAATCCGCGTGTGCGGGGCAAGCAGCGCGAGAAATAAGAGAAGGTGCATGGTGGCTCCTAGTTGCCAGTGCAGATAAAGTTATATGGGGACGAAACTCCTGTCCCAGTGAACGTGACAGATGAGCCGCTATTAATTACTACACTTATAGGAACAATTGTCCCAGATGAGTTTGTTGTATTAGCCGTGCAGACATAAGAAGATGGGCTTGAGAACACCGCAGAGCTAGTAAGGGTAATCGCGCTGATGTTTCCACTCGCGGTAAACCCAATCGTCGGCGCGCAGGTCGATGCCGCATCGAACGAATACGTACCCGTGCTTAGAGGCATCGGAACCGTAGCCATCGAGTAATTG